TTTAAGATACATCACATTGCCAAAACAACAGCAACAGTACCTTGACAATGTGATGTATCTTAAACAGCACGACCGCCGAGTCAAGTGTATAGTGATGATGCATAATGATCCGGAGTTGTTTAAGAAATCACAGACTGTGGTGGAGTTCTGTCAAACTAACAATATAGATCATGTAGCCAAGGCCTTGGATAACAGCGAAGCAAAATGGTCTTATAATAATACACAACAAGAGTCTATGAAGATACATTGGATAACCAAATCTGAACTATCTAATAAACCAGTTATTGAACAAGGTCGCGCCTGCTGTGGTGGGAGGAAACTTAGTACCAATGGTGATTTAAAGTCTCGTAATACTTTTGTTCATCAACAAGGTTTTCGAGATTGGTACTGTAGTGTTAATTGGTTCTTTTTATTTGTTAACCAGAGTAACGGAACGGTATATACAAACAAAGACTGCATGACCAGTACCACTAACCGAGTCGAACCATTGGGCAGGTTAAAAGAATATCAACAGATTCTCGATACCGTAAAACAGCAACTAGACACCCAGTCTATGCCTGTTATTCGTTGTATTAAGGATACTTGTAGGTGCGGCTTCTGTGCGCCGAAAGCACAAAACTTAGAAGATTTTATGGGTTTGATAGAACGCAATGTTACGGACAAAGTGTTCTTGCAATCTGTATAAAAAAATGTTAAACTATATCAAAGGAACTTTATTATGGCAAAACCATTCGATGTAAGCAAATTTAGAAAAAATATTACCAAAGCAATTGACGGTATTAGTGTTGGATTTAACGATCCAACTGATTGGATATCAACAAACAATTTTGCATTGAACTATCTTATCAGCGGAGAATTTACCAAAGGTATTCCGATGGGCAAGGTCACTGTGTTTGCAGGCGAATCTGGCGCAGGCAAGAGCTTTATCTGTGCAGGTAACTTGATTGCCAATGCACAGAAGCAAGGCATCTACCCAATCTTAATTGATACAGAAAACGCACTGGATGAAGCATGGTTACACGCCTTGGGCGTGGACACAGACGAAAGCAAACTACTCAAACTTAATATGGCCATGATTGATGATGTGGCAAAAGTTATTAGCGACTTTGTTAAGGAATACAAAACAATACCTGAGATAGAGCGTCCCAAGGTATTGTTTGTTATTGACAGCTTGGGTATGTTGTTGACTCCCACAGATGTTAACCAATTTGAAGCAGGCGAAATGAAAGGTGACATGGGTCGTAAACCCAAAGCACTCACAAGTCTTGTTCGTAACTGTGTAAACATGTTTGGTAGTTTAAATATTGGCCTGGTATGTACCAATCACACATACGCCAGCCAGGACATGTTTGACCCAGATGATAAAATCTCCGGTGGTCAGGGCTTTATCTACGCTAGTAGTATTGTTGTTGCCATGAAGAAACTCAAACTCAAAGAGGACGAGGACGGCAACAAGATCAGCGAAGTTAAGGGTATTAGAGCCGCTTGTAAGATTATGAAGACACGCTATAGCAAGCCGTTTGAAAGTGTACAAGTAAAGATTCCTTACGAAACAGGAATGAATCCCTACTCGGGACTAGTCGATCTGTTTGAGAACAAGGGATTTTTAGAAAAAGAAGGCAACAGTCTTAAATACACACTAACAGATGGCAAGACTATCAAGCAATTCCGCAAGGCGTGGGAGAGAAATGAAAATGGTTCGTTGGATCAAGTAATGGCTGACTTCACTGCCAACCCACACCATGTAATTGCAATCCCTGCAGAGGCAACAATAGAAGAGGAAGTCTAATATGAGTATCGAAGTTGATGTATTGAGTGAAACATATACTGTGCTTAAACAGTACATACCGGTCAAGGATCGCCAAGAAGCCGCAGACAATTTAATGAGTATTCTGGTAGATCTACTGGGTGATATTGAACTTAAAGAATTTGGCGGCACAGATGCCAATCTTAAAAAAGCCATTAAAGAATATGCCAACGACGAAGAAGACGAAGAACCTTACGACTACGAAGATTAACAATGTGGTATAACCGGATTGTACAAAATCTTGGAGAGATACCAGATTTTATCAACTACTATGAAAACGAACTAGTAGAAGCAAAGTACGATTGCAATGTCAAGGGACATCTTGAGAAAAATATTGCAACCTTGCCTGGTATAACTGAACACCGGTTTAATCAACTACAAGAGATTGAAGCGGTGCTTAACTATCTTAATATACAGTTAAGAAAGATTCGTCGCAAACACTTTCAAAAATATTTGGAAGCATACGCCAGGGCATTGACAAGCCGTGACGCTGAAAAGTATGTGGATGGTGAAGATGAAGTCGTTGATTTTGAAACAATTATCAACGAGGTTGCACTTGTACGCAACAAATGGCTGGGTTTACTTAAAGGATTAGAGTCAAAGAACTTTATGATTGGCCATGTAACTAGATTGCGTACAGCAGGCATGGAGGATGTTGTATTGTGAATGATTGGAAAGTTCGCGCCGATGAATTGCTGTCAGAGTTTGACATGTGTATAAGGGCACAACCAATGCACAATACTGTAGAAGTGCAGATAGCCAAAGATGCCACTGCTAAATGGGCTCATCATCTAAGTACACAGCGTAGTTGGGGCTCAGACTTAGAGATTGCAGAAGCATGCCATCAACTTGAACCTAGGCTAAAACAACTTAAAGAAAAAATAGTATTGGAAGTATTAACCAAATGACACAATTTGCCAACCCGCATCTAAGTCACGAACATAGTTTAGAAATTCTAAATTTGCTGTACGGATACGATAGTTTTTTAGACAGTCTTACAGTGATAGGAGACATGGGTTGTGGCTCAGGACTAGATGCACAATGGTGGGCCACATTGGAAACTCGCGACGATCCACCAGAGCCTAGAAATTATCGAGTGTATGCAGTTGATCGTTCTTTTAATAAAGTAGATGAAGAAATTCGTGCAACGGAAAATATCAGGTGGATAGAAGGTAATTTTGAAGAATATGGTATACTGCCAGAACTACTAGATCTAGTGTGGGCACACGATTCGTTTCAATTTGTCACAAGCCCACTACATACACTGTCGGTGTGGAATAAGCAAATGAACAACAACGGCATGCTGGTCATGGCACTGCCGCAGACTATCAATTATACATATAATAGATTGACCTTTAGAACACCCAACTATTCTTATTTTAATTATAACATTTCAAATTTAGTTTACATGTTGGCTGTAAATGGTTTTGACTGTAGAGATGCATATTTTTATAAAAATGTCCAAACTGATTGGATATACCTGGCAGTATACAAAGCAGAAGCGCCAATGGATCCTGGCACTACCAGCTGGTTTGATCTAGCTGATAAAGAATTACTGCATCCAAGTGTGGTAGACAGCTTAAACAGATATGGACATGTCAGACAAGAAGATATATTTTATCCTTGGCTAGACAAAGATTTCTACAGGGCAAAGACATGAGGATAGTGACATGTACCGGCGGCTTTGATCCCTTACATAGCGGACATATTGCCTATTTCAAAGAAGCAAGAACATTGGGTGACATGTTGATTGTGGGACTTAATAGCGACGAATGGTTGGAACGCAAGAAAGGTCGGGCATTTATGCCTTGGAACGAAAGATTGTGTATTATCAACAATTTGAGCATGGTTGATGAGGTCTACACATTTGATGATACTGATGGGTCAGCCAATCATTTTATACAACAGGTTCAGGCACACTATCCAGACTGTGAATTAATTTTTGCCAACGGTGGCGACCGAACTGCCAATAACATACCTGAAATGTTCATACAGGATGTAACTTTTAAATTTGGTGTAGGTGGCAAAAATAAAAAGAACAGCAGTAGTTGGATCTTAGAAGAATGGAGCGCACCAAAAACACAACGCCCGTGGGGTTATTATAGAGTGCTACACGAAGTACCGGGTACCAAGGTTAAAGAACTTACAGTTAATCCTGGGCAAAGTTTAAGTATGCAACGACATGCTGACCGGGCTGAATATTGGCATGTTAGTCACGGAGCATGTGCGGTGTATAGTATGATGCCCAATGGATATGCACTTCCAGTGGTGCTGTTAAGCGAGCACATGAACTATCATGTGCCTACAGGAGAATGGCATAGACTAACCAATCCCTATGAAGTGCCCTGCAAAATAGTAGAAATACAGTACGGAGAATCCTGCACAGAAGAAGATATTGAACGGCGATAAATAACTATATGAAGATTTTTGAAGTTATTGCCACAGTATCAGAAGGCCGCGGGATTTATGCTCGTAGTCCCACAGACCCTGCATTTACTGCTGTGCCCAACAACACATTTGGCGCAGAAGTAGGCGCACCTTATCAATTTGCCGGCACACAAAACTATCCACAACGGGGACAGTTTGCAGATACCGCAGAATTACAAGCCAATGTTGCACATGTAGACAAACAAGTACAACAACAAAGCGGTCGACCTATTACCTGGGCAAACCGCCAGGGCCCACGCCATCGTGGTTTTGGTCTAGCACAATTTGTTGGCAATGATGGCAAGCCTGTTTACTTTGGCAAGTACTTTGAAGAAATTCTTCCCAGTATGATGCACAAGTGGGACAATGATGAAGTGCCCGGCCTGCGTCCAGAACTAAAAGCCAGTAAAAAAGCCCGTGTCGGCTTCAAGCCACAAGACATTCTTGGAGCAGTTGACACAGCCACCAACGGTGCTGAGTTGTTGAAACACATCAACAGTGTGACCACACTACAGCAAAACATCAAAGACGGCATCAACATGATGACTCAGAAACGGTTGCCTGTGTTTGCCGGAGAAGCCGCAAACCTGGAAGCAGTGCGTGACAACCTAGGTGAAGTGCTACAAAGCATTGCCTTAACATATGGCATGGTTGGCGGCGAAGCTGACCAGGCTCGTAAAAAGATTCTTAACAATGCGCCCTGGCAGAAACTTGCTGTGCATTTCCCGCAGGGTAAAACATTTGGCCTGGTGGACTTCTATCTTCGTGCAGGCAACTTCAGTCTTGGCGTCAGTAGTAAAGGAGCCAAAGGAGCTCCGGCCAGTGTGCGTAATCTGCTGGAAGGTATTACCAATGCCAAGAAAGTTGGACAAGATCTAGAAGCTGAGTTTCCCATTGCGGCCAACCTGGTTAAGAAAATTGCTGAAGCCAACATGCAAGACGGGCCGTTGTTGTTGGCACAGGACTACAAATTTATCACTGTAGATCAAGCCGCGGATGTCAAACGCATGATCAAAGAACACACCACAGAAAATCCTCCGGCCTGGACTCAACCCTGGACTGAAGCATTTAAAATGAAATCGGCCGCAGGATGGAATTATGGATACTGGGTGCTGAGTGCCATTGCAGGTCGAGTTGCACAGCATGTCAACAGCACACCTGACTTCAGCGCAGGATGTGTGCAATTTTTAAATTATGCCAGCATGATGCAACTATACACACAGGCCAAAGCAGTAGGTGATGATGTGCAGATTACCGAATTCAAGCCAGTGTACCCTCCAAACTTTGAAGGCTCAATAGCATTGGTAGCAGGCAAGAGTTACTATGCAAGCGGTATCAACCAGAAATATGTTTTCGACTTCAGGCCTGCTTGACAACTAAAGACTCTTAGTATATAATATACATATCGCGCTGATAGCTCAGTTGGTCAGAGCAGAGGACTCATAATCCTTTGGTCGTAGGTTCGAGCCCTACTCGGCGTACCAAATTTCAATCAAGTTTATATGTTAACATACATCATTACATTCTTTGCTGTGTTTGCAACTGATATACTTTATGTATATTTTATAAAGGCAGTGCAAAACGACCGATCGGTACAGGCCAGTGGTTGGGCCATGCTGGTCACACTGACAGGAACCATAACTGTTATCAGTTACACTGAAGATCATTGGGCCATAATTCCAGCCTTGATAGGAGCGGCCGTTGGCACTTATGCAGGCATGGCCTTAAGGCGAAGACAACAGGTAGAATGAAATCCTGGCGTTCGTTCAATGGATAGGACATGATTCTTCTAAAGTCATTATAGAGGTTCGATTCCTCTACGCCGGACCAAATATATGCAAACACTAGAACAAAATCCCAGACTAGGTTTTTACACCGTAGGTGATAAACGATTCTACAGCAAGCCACAGGCCCTGTTGGAAGCAACCGCAACTGGTCACTTTCCGCACTTTAACTTCAACAGAGAAGTATACAGTCGAATAGATACAACCATAGAACCCGAAATAAGTCTGCGTGAACTGTATACTTCTCTGTTGAAGTTAAA